CTGTTGTAACAAAATTTTGTCCATTATCATATACCTCATTAGCTGGTGCTTCAATAGTAAAGTTATCATTAAATAAAGCTGAACTGTTAAAAATATCAGGAGAAGCTAGTGTTAATGATGTTTCGCTTACTAAAGCAGCAACTGTTGTTTGTGTACTAGCGGTTGTGTTTTTAACTATATCTCCAACTCTAACTTTACGAGTTGTAAATGTTGAAACAGCATTTAATTGATTTAACTTTCTTGTTGCAACCGTCTCTCCTCCTAAAGGAAATAAAGACGTAGCAAAAGTAAGTTGATTGTTACTAACTCTTAAAAGCACATTAGCTTGAGTACTAGCACTAATATTATAAACAACATCACCTGGGACTACTCCAATACCAATGCCAGTTGCATTTAATATTTGGGCATTGCTTCCTAAATTACCTACTGAATCAACAGTAAATGTAGCATTTGCTCCACCACCACTAATAGTTAAAGAATTAGTAGCAGAATATCCAGTACCTTTAGCGTTAACAGTAAAACTTGTAACAGATGTTCCATTAGCTACAATATCTACTGTACAATCATTATTACCACCACCTGTTGTTGCTACTCCAGTTGCAGTAGTGTATCCACCGTTATTAGTTCCTCCAACTGCACTAACAGTATTAACTTGTCCTAGTTCAGTATTTGTTCCTGTTGTTATGGCTGCTGAAGCTGTAGTTCCCACAACTATCTCTGCGGTTCCACTATCTACAACTAATGATTCTTTTATTGATATATATTTTGACATATCTTATGTTTTTTCTTGTTATTAAAGTACAAAGATACTAAAAAAAAAGAGACCACTTTTAAATGGTCTCTTCGTAAATTACTTCTTAAGTAAATTGTCTAATAGCTTTAAAGACTCTATTCCTTCATCAGATTTTAAATAAGATGAAACAATATAATTTGTCTCTTCTCCAAAAGGGATTGTAAGCATTCTTTTCTTATTAGATTTTGTATTAAAATGCACATCTTTATTTTTTAATATTAATAATTGAGAATCAAAAAATGACTGTACTTTAGCTTGTAATTTTAACATTGGGTCATTTAATAAAGATAAGAAACCAGATGGGTCTTGGTTAGCATATACTAACACATCTCTTTTTAACTCAGAAGTTGATACTTTAGAAACATCTATCCCAAATAAAACTTTAGATACTTGTTCTAATTGGTCTATACTTAAATTTCTTGCTTCAACTAAAGCGTCTACTTGAGCATTTAACATATCCACATCTATTCTTGCATCTTTTTCTGTATCTACCTTGCGATATAAATTATTATACCCTGGGTGTATTTCTAAAAACTTTTGTAAAACTGGATTAGTTTTTGGAACATTTAACATTCCATCTGTAAATACAATTGGTTCCATTAATTTGTTACCATCTTGTTCGTCTACAAATACTGATTTTTGATTTTTTGCATAACACAACTCTCTATTTGTTTGTGTTTCTTCATCCCAATATAGTAAAGAATTTCTTTTATTGTGATGGGAAGCCAACATAAATGCTAATGGAGAAGCTCCATTTGTTAATATGTAGGTTTGGTTTGATAATACTGTTTTTTTCATTATATAAGATTTAATTTGATTAAAAAAAAAGGGGAGGAGTTTTATGTCCTCCCCATTTAAATACTACTTATTATTGTTTAAATAAGAAGAAGTTGTTAGCACCTAAAGTACAAACGCATCTTTCAGATAAGAAGTTAACGTTCATTACGTCATCGCCAATTGTAGTAGCTCCTCCTGCTCCCCCAGTAATCCACGTTTTATATCTTCTGTCTTCAGTTTCTGAAGCTCTATATCTAACGTGCAAGAATGGTCTCTTAGCATTTTTACCTAATACTTGGTCATATACTGTAGTAGAACCTGCTGGAACCATAAGTCCATTAATTTGTCCTCCTACTAAACCACCTCTCATTGTTGGGTCATTTAGGTATTTCCAGTCAGACTTGTAGAAGTCATATCCTCTACGGAATCCTCTGAAACCTAAGTTTAACGCCATTTCTTCGTCATTGTCAAATAATCCGTATGAAGTTCCATTAGAACCATAAGAATTTTGAGTAGCTAACATATCGTCAATATCAAAACCAAAGTTTCTGTTTAAGAAAATAACATTTTCCTCAATAGAACCTTGCTTATCTAATCTTTCGATAATAGAATCAAAATCACTTAATACAGTTGGATTACCTCCAGACCATACATTACCTCTTGTACCAACCACGTGGAAGATACCTTCAGTTCCTTTGTTTCCTACTGGAGTAGCTGCTGCTGCTGCACCAGAACCAACTGCTGCTGGTACTGCTTCAACCATTGCTGTTTCCAAATAGTCATCAAAACGTAATCTTGTGTCGTGCTCAGACTTTAAATACCATAGGTACCCATCTACTCCATTTTCTCCAGTTACTTGAATCCATCCAATCTGTGCCATATCAGAACCTGCAATACTGTAAGTGTCTTTTAGGATAATTGGTGAATTGTCAAATATAGAGTCATCAGAGATTAATGTTTCCGCCATAGTAGGTGTTCCTTTTCTGAATTCAGAACCATAAACAAATACTGCGAAAGTTGAAGCTGCCGCATAATCAGCTTGGTCTAATTCGTAATAAGCTACTGTAAAAGTTCTAGCAGCATAATCAACACCTGTTACAACTGCTTTGTTACTTAATGTTGAACCTGCAGTTTCATCTGAAATCATAAGTGTTTGACCAATTCTGATTGCAATCCCTCCTGCTCCACCTGTTTGAGGCTGAGTAGCTGGGTCGATTTGTGCTGCTGGTACTGTAAAAGTTTGAACAGTTTCATTACCTCCATAAGAACCAGCAGTTACTCCTGTATACTTAGTGTGTAATCTTCCTTGCTCTGCCCATTTTATCATATCTGAATTTGATGGCATTTCAGCACCTACCATTCTTAAGAATGATGATACTGTTCTGTTTCCGTAACGTTCAAATTCCTTTTCGTAAGTATCTGGAAGATAAGTACTCAAGAAATCAAAGTTAGTAATATAGTTAGTTTGCGTAGTAATCTGTTGAGCACTTGGCTGCAACTGAAAGTTTAGCAAATTAGCATTTTCTATTGCTCCTGGCATAATTTCTAATTTTTTTGTGATTAGTCGTCAACGACCAATCTGGTTTTTATTAATTTATTTTCGTTTAGAACGAATTCTTAAACTGCTTCCAGAATCTGAATTAACCGTTCTAATTTTCATTCCTCCTTTCGTAGAAGTTATTTCTGGTGCATTTCGTAATCCCATTTTTATATTTTTGGTTTTACGAGCATCACCTTCAATTGCTTCTGATTTGCCTTGTTCATAAAAGAACTGAGCAAACTTGTCTGGATTCATCGCTAATGATAACGCTTTATGATACTCTCCTACATTTGTCATCATTCCATCATTATCTAAATATTTATCAACAAAGTTCATAATATTAGATTGTGACTTCTTTAATGCTTCTACATCTGCAGGTTTATACGTTATATTATTCTCACCTAAATTAAATTCAAAACCTTTGAATTCGCTAGAAAATACTTCGTCAGATTTCTTGGTAAACCAATTCCTCTTACGTTCATTCAACTCACTAGTAGTTGCTGCATCATTAACATATTGTTTATATTCAGCTAATTGTTTTTTATCATCCTCAGAAGCACCACTAACTCTTGACTCAAGAGGTTGCTTATATGTTTCTTTCTGGTCGTTAAAATACTTAGTAGCCTTTTTAACAATTCTTTTCTTTGCTAACTTTATTTTTTTAATAGTTGACTCATCATCTATATCCTCATCATAAATATAGTCTTCCATTAAGGAATCTACATCTTCTGGGTCTATAGCTTCATCAGTTGCTAAAAAATACTCAGCTAACAAAACATCAGGATTCATTTCTTCAAAGTCTTGGTTTAATTTTACATAATCCTCAACTCCTCTACCTGTATCCTTTTTATATTTTAAATAGGCAGCGACATCTTCTGGAAGTTCTTCCTTAACCTCTCGCTCAGTAACTAAATCATCAATTGAATTAATTTCTTTACCGTATCTTTTACCTATATATTTCAGAACATCTTCTTCTTTTAACTCCGAATCTGTCTCAACTTCTTTACTAACAGTTTCTTCTTCTACTACCTTTGGTTCTGAAATATTTACTTTTTCCGAAAAACCTTCTTGTTCTTCATTTATTTTTTCATCGTGCTTTTGTAGTAATTCACCTTCTACTTCTTGCACGGATTTTTGTTCCTTTGTTACTTCTCTTACTTTTAATGCCATTTGATTTAATTTAATTTTTACAAAGTTAATAATTTATTTATTGATTATTCTAGGTCTATCTAGGCTCAAATTCAGATAAGTCAAAACCATCTAAACTGTCTTCATTAGATTCAAATCTTTGAGGAGGTAAATTATTTCTTCTTTGATTTATTAATCTTGACTGTTCATTGTTAGCCTGGCTAATTCTATCTGACTTAGCTGATTCTCTTTGTGTTTCTCTATCTTGTAAGCCTCTTTCACTCATACTACGTAATTGTTGGTTAAATTGAAATTCTTTATCCATAAGAGAAGCTTTTAGTTCAGCTTCAGCTTTTAACCTTTCTATTTCAAAAGAAACTTTAGCTTGTTCTAATTGCATTTTAGCTTGAGATTCAGCTTGAATTTTTTGCATAGCTGTTTGTGCCGCCATTTGTTGAGACTGCATTTGAATTTGACCTTGTTGTTGTTGTTTTTTCATTTCAAACTCACGGTCTTGTTCTTCTTTTTTCATCCTCTTCATTTTCAGAAGTTGATTAGCTAATTTTAAATTATGTATCTCTCTAATATCAATAGCGTCTTCTAAATTAATATCACCTTTAGATAATGCTAAAGATATATTAGATTCTAGTTGTGCTTTTTCTTCGACATCTGGGGTTACTTCAATAAATATTCCAAAGTCATATATATACAACTCATTCATTTCTTTTAAAATAGAAACATTATATTTTCCAATTTGATTAGCAAATTCTTCTTTAAATTCTGCATATTCTAAAATATCACCTATTCTTAAAGTTAATCCTTCTGCTAAAGTTCTATATATATAAAGAGAAGCATCTAAAATATGTCTTGTTGCTGTGTTTGAATTTAATGCAGCCATTTTCTGAATACCTACTAATGCGTTAGCATCTGGTTTATTACCATCTTTAGCTTCACTTAAACCTGTTACTTGCCTTAACATATTTAAATAATTATTTAAATTAGTTATTAGCATTTGTGTTTTACTACCTCCAGAATTAGATGTTAATTGAGTAATAGGTACTTTTCCTTGATTATAATCTCCATCTTGAGTATAACTTCTTCCTACAACACTACCAGTTTGAAAATACAAACGTAAAGCATCTTCTGGATTATATGCGTTTCCAGTTCCTAAATCTACTTCATTCAATCCATCTGCATCAATGTATACTCCATCAGGAACTACTCTTGCAATTACTTGTTGTAATTTTAAATGTGTTAGTTGAATTAAATCAGCAAAAGGAAGCATTCTTCTAGTTAAAGACTCAATAACTCCTTTATACATTCTAGGTGCTGTAGCTACATAATTAGGTAAAGCAGCTTGAGTAGCAGACTTAGGACGAACCATATTTTCAGCTAACTCCCACTTAAGAACTATGTTTGTTCCCATAACCATTATACCATTATACCAAACATCAATAGTTTTTTCTACTTTTTCAAACTTACCATCCTCCATCATATCTTCTGGTGGATTAAACTGGTCGTCTTTTTCAATTATTTTAGAACCACCATTATCATTATATTTCTTTTTGTAAACAAACTTTTTAGTTGTCTTGTAATTAAAATACAATAATGTTGTAGTGTCTTTATAAAATAAATCATTATCATAATATTGTGAAATATTAAAATAATCCATCCATTGTTGACTTCTCATACTTATTTCTTCTAAATCTTCTTTAGTAAGAGATTGGTCAATTTTTAATAATTCTGAAATAGCTACTGTTTTAACTTCTCCCCAATAAAAACAATCTTTAAAATGTGGGTCTTCAGTATAACTATAAATTAAATTAGCTGGGTCAACATATGAAATTTTTACTCCTGCTCCTGGTTCAAACTCGTGTTTTGTACAACCTAATCCTATTACAGTTAAATCATAGTCAACTCTTTTTCTAATATCTTCATAATGATTAGATGCAAACAATGTGTCTAAACCTTCTTCTTGTGCTATTTCTATAGCAGGTTTATAATTAAGCTGCATATATAAAGCTAACTCTTCATTTGAATTCGGCAAATCTTCTGGACTCATAGTAAATGGATTAACTCCAAAACCTTCTTGAACCATTGTAAGTAAGTCTTTAGAAACCATTTGAGCTTCAATCATATCTTGATACTTAGTTCTTTTAGATTGAGACATTGCATCTTGTGCATAAGCATTTACAGAAAAAAGTCTATCAGACATTCCATTAACAACTAAATCTACAAACTTTGGAATAACTGGCACAATTGCCCAATCTAAATTTAAATATGATAAATCACCATCAACGGCTAATTCATTTTTATATTTGGCTACGGATTGCTCTCCACGAGCATATAATCGTAATCTGTTAAAGTCCTGCCATTGACTATAGTATCTGCATCCGCTAGAATCTTTTCTAAACCATTCGTATTGTATAGCTTGACCAATCATCAAACCATACTCTTCTGTAGCCATTTTAGCTTCAGAAACAAATTGACTAGGAAAGCCAACATCAGAGATATTTATTTTAATATCTTTCATTTATTGTAGTAATTCACTCAAAGTTCCTTTATTAGCATATCTTGCAAAGTTAATGCTTATTTTTGATTGTTTTTGAGTAGGAGTGTATAGGTGTTTTTGATTAGCCATAATAGCTAAACCAGAACTAATTGAAGCATCATATTTAGTTCTGTTACTAATATCAAATTTTGCCCAATCATCTAATGTTCTCATAAAAGGCATAGTTCCCATTTCATCACCATCTCTGAAAGTACCTAACATATCTAATCCAACATTTTTTTCTATAAAAGATTCTATAGCTGCTGCGTGTGATTGTTTTACATCTTCACTAGAATTAGGAATACCTCCTAATTCTTTTTCTGTTTTAGATAATTTATTATAAGTTTTATCAGGTCTATTCATACTAAACCCTCTATATCCTCTATTTTTAAAATGATATAATAATCTAGGTTTATTGTTTTCGCATAAAAGTGGCATACCATAAAATACACAAGCCATTAATACGTCTTCAAAAAAGATTTCTGCGGTTTGAGGTCTTGCAACATATTCTAAAAAAAACTGATTACTAGGAGCGTTATCCATATTAAATTTTGTCATTCCGTGTAAAGCTCCATTAGAACCCTTACCTCCAACTGTACCAGATATATCATAAGAATCACATCCAAAAGACCCTAAGTGTTCATTAGCAGGAAACTTAATTCCATTACGAACTATAAATCTATTTTGCATATTATATTCTGGAGTCCAACTTACAAAAAACCTACCATTTTTATTTGGATACCATACTACTTTTGTGTCTTTAACGCCATCTTCCCATTGAAAAGAACCTTGAGTAACGTGATGCTCTATTATTAATGAATCATTATAATCAATTTGTTGATATAATTTAGTTAAGTTAAATAAAGACTGATTACTTTCATCTCTAAAAGCGTGAGACTCAGTTCTAGGAAATTGTCTGTAAAACTCATTTAATGCGTTAGCATCAGACTTTAAAGAATCAACTTCATTCTGCCAATAATTAATAGCTCCTATTTTTATTTTTTCATTATCAATTCCTAAAATCGGACTGTCTGGAGTTTCTAATACTGGCATACCATAGACATCTATAAAACCTTCCATATTCCATTCCATTGGAATAAATAAATTATATAATCCACTTTTAGTTTGTCCGTTAGCATTTCTTTTTGTTATATCAGAATCTTCAAATAACTTTTTAAAACTACTACCACCTTTGTTTAAAGCATTAGATGTAGAGCCCATCATACATTTACCAATAATTCTACTACCTAATCGTAAACAAGTTTTAGTTACTCGCCAATTATTTAATATGTCATTTGGTCTAATCCATTTTCCACTTTCATCGTGAACTAATAATAATAATTTTTCACCATCATAAGAGTTATCGTCAGTATTCTTCCAATCAATAGTAGTATCTAGTCCATCCATCTCAAACTCATCTACTAAGTGCATATTTTTTTTAGTTATTTTAGATGCTGGAACTCTATAAGCTAATTCTGTTTTTGGTTTATCCATACCATCTTGAATAGGTTTAAAAAAGAAAGGATAGTTATTTGTAATAGGAACCACTTTATCAGTAAACATTTTTTTTGCATCCGCACCTGTTTTAGATAAAATACCTATTCGTGCATCTTTAGAGATAGTTCCTATATTAGCACATTCTTCTGACCCCATAAATGAAAATCCAGAACGTCTAATTTTCAAATAACATATTCCAAAACTTCTTTTATCCGCCTTACAAGCTTCCCAATAAATATAAAACAATCTATTTGCTTCTCTAAAATCTGGAAACCCTACATCAATCTTAGTCCATTGTAAATACATATAATGAGAACCAGTCATATAAGTTGGTACTCCATTATTTAAAAACCAATGTCCTTGTTCTCTTTTATCAAATTCATTTTCAATATAATCTACCCACAAATTTTTAAAATTTGATGGCATTTCATTCCATTGAAATATTGTGTGAATTTTATGTAATACTTTAGGATAATCTTTTCTTGACCAAAACTGAGTTTCTTTATCTTTTAGTCGTGTACGACTAAATGTTGGCTGTATAGGTAATCCTATATCTAAACCACTTATGGAAATTATATCTCCAACTTGTCCAGTTTTAGATATATTAATAAAATTATAATCTTCATTATATCCATACTTCCAACTTTTAGTTTTGTTTTTTTT